AGGTTCTTCTGATGGTGTAGTTCTATACGCTATCGATGGTAGTGTTGTTAACGGTGCTACAGCTGGTGATCTAGCTATTCAAATTGCTCAGAACACAAGCAATGCTGCTGACCTTAACTTAAAGGCTGGTTCATATATTGAATACATGAAGTTCTAAGTGAAGAAGTTCAATGAACTATGGCTAGTAGTCTTTATGACTCTAGCCTTTTTCATACATATAGAAGTACTCCACGTTAACTTCCATAGCAGAGAATGCACTCAGCGAGTGTCAATGGATGACAGTAGGTTTCCAACCTAACTTTACAGGGGTTCGATTCCCCTCACTCGCTCTTGGCTCTGGCCCAAACAACTATCTACGGAGAACAGTTTGGATACCCTCAGCCGTCGACGGTGGGAAAAGACCACAACCACAATTGAATAATATCTTGAACGTTCGAGAGCCAGTAAACTATACACACTCTCTATTGAAATGGCTAATACTTTAGCAACCAGTATTGGTAGTATTAATAATACCAGCCAAACCCCATTGGGTTTAGGTGTGGCTTATGATACTAAATACGCAACATATCTCAAGCTGTTCTCAGGCGAACTTTTTAAAGCCTATGAGTCAGCGACAATCGCAAAGGGTACTGTACAGAACCGTCAACTAAAGAACGGTAAGTCACTACAGTTCATCTTTACAGGTCGTATGCAAGCCGCATACCACACACCCGGAGAACCAATCTTAGGATCTGGTGATCCTCCAGTAGCTGAGAAGACCATCGTCTGTGATGACCTTCTAATCAGCTCAGCTTTCGTTTATGATTTAGACGAAACACTTGCTCATTACTCACTTAGATCAGAGATCTCCAAGAAGATTGGACACGCTCTAGCTGAGGCATATGACAAGAAGGTCTTCCGTACAGTTGCATTAGCAGCTCGTGAAGCACATCCTATCACAGCATCACCGGGTCCAGAACCGGGTGGTTCTATCATTAAGATTGGAGCTAACAATGAGTACGATGCTCAACGCCTAGTTGATGCATTCTTTGAAGCAGCTTCTATCCTTGATGAAAAAAATCTACCTAAGTCTGGTAGAACAGCTGTACTATCTCCAAGACAGTACTACGCACTGATCTCTCAAGTTGATTCAAACATCTTGAACCGTGACTATGGTAGCTCACAAGGTAACTTGAACTCTGGTGATGGTCTTGTATCTATTGCAGGTATCGACATCAAGCGTTCTAACAACCTACCTTTCAAAGCTGGTACAGTTAATTCACAAGCTGGTGAGAACAACGCATACAATGGCGACTTCTCACAACATGCTGGTCTTATCTACCAGAAGGACGCAGCTGGTGTTGTCGAAGCTATTGGCCCACAAGTACAAACTAGTGGTGCGGATATTAAGACAATGTACCAAGGCGATTTAATCGTTGGACGCTTAGCAATGGGCGTTGGCACACTTAACCCTGCTGCTGCTATTGAAATCCAAACTGCTTGAGGTAAACTATGTCAGTTAAACCCGGAGTTTCAACAAAAAGAACTATCTCTGCTGCTAATGGTATTAGCGGTGGAGTAGGTTCAGAAACATTAAATGTGTTTAGTCCTTTAGAAGCAGGAAGGCAGGTCCAGTCGGATGGTTTATCTGCGAGAAGCGAGACTAACGCTACATCTCTATAATAAATTATGGCTAATGCTGCAACAGCCGCTGGAAACAATGGTGTTTCTGGTGCGTCTTCTACTACCACAGCTCTTCGTGCTTCTGTAGCACAGACTGAAGGTGGTACTCTCTCAAGATCAGATGTAAAGTCTGAAACAAAAAACTTACGCTTTGCTTATACAGGCGTAGAATGTGATACTCCAACAGTATCCAGATAGACACAAGGGGAGGCTTCGGTCTCCCTTTTTTTTATTTACAAATATTATTATGCCTATACCTACCACTAATGCTACGGAAGAATTACCTGCTGTTAATCAAATACTCGCATCAGTGGGGCAGGCTCCTGTAACTACGTTAGACCAAACCAACCCAGACGTTGCGATTGCATACGACACATTGTTACAGGTCTCAAAAGAAGTACAAGCAGAAGGCTGGACTTTCAATCAAGAATTTGAATATGAAATAACTACTGATGATGATAAAGAATATGCGATACCAAATAATATATTACAAATAGATTTCTCTGATTCTTATACTGGTGACATAGATGTTGTCAGAAGATCAGGTAAATTATATGATAGATATAATCATACTTATGCTTTAGGTACTACTGCAAACACTAAGTATGAAACAGATGTAGTATGGTTTTTTGATTGGGTAGATTTACCTCAACCAGTACAAAACTATATTGTATCTAAAGCTGCTACAATTACAGCTCAACGTATTGTAGGAGATCCACAATTAATTCAAACCTTACAACAAAGAGAAGCATTATCTAGAGCTAACGCACTAGAATACGAATGCAACCAAGGTGATTTCTCATTCTTTGGACACCCACAAGGACAGAGGTATAAGACAAGTTACAAACCTTACAACGCTCTACAACGCTAATGGCAAGTGTTACACAACGTGTCCAAAGTTATACAGGTGGGGTATCTAAGCAACCAGATGATAAGAAGTTTCCCGGTCAAGTTCGTGAAGCTTTAAACGCTTACCCTGACCCTACCTTTGGTTTACAAAAAAGACCCGGAACTAAATTCCTTACGAAACTTAAAGATGGTGTACCTACTGGTGGTTCTGAATTTACAGGTACATCTTTAGATAATGCTAAATGGTTTTACATCCATCGTGCTAATGATGAAAAATATATAGGATGTATTTTAGGTAATGCTTCAGCAGCAAGTGCAGCTATACATATCTGGAATGCTACAGCTGATGGTAATGGTGATTATGTTAAGTGTGCTGTTACAGCTACTAATACTAACAAAGCTTACTTAAGTGCTGTTGCAAAAGATGACTACCATATACTAACTGTACAAGATACTTCTATTGTAACTAACAAACAGAAGACTGTTACTGCACAAGCAGACCCTTCTTATACTGCAAATAAGAATGCAACTGTTAGACTAAAAGGTATTGAGTATAGCTCACCATATGAAATTAAAATTAAAGTAGGTAGTAATTCTGAGATAACATTTTCAAGACCTACCTATGCATCTGATTCATTTGGTAGTACAACTACTACTGATCCTAAACTAAATGCTTGGCATATTTTAGGTAACACTACAGACGCAGTAGATAGTCCACAGACAGCTGGTTTAAAACAGTTAATTGAAAATAAAATAGCAGCTAATGCTGATGGTTTTAATAGTAATATGTCAGTGACTATTACTTCTACAACCTTAGAAATAACTCATAACACTGCTTTTACTCTTAGTGCTAAAGGTGGTACTTCTGGTACAGAATTAGTTAGTTTCCAAGACTCAGTTAATAGTGTAGCTGACCTACCTACAGAATCTATAAACGGTAGAAAGGTAAAGATTATTAATACAGCTAATGCAAATGATACTTATTATTCTACATTTGTAGCAACTAATGGTGTCTCTGGCCCCGGTTATTGGGAAGAAGCATTAGGTTATGGTATGTCTCCCGGTTTGACTGAAGCTACCATGCCACATGAATTAGTTAATACTGGTACAAATGCATTTACTTTTAGACCTATTACATGGACTGCAAGGTTAGTTGGTGATAATTCTACTAACTCACATCCTTCATTTAAAGATGCTAAGATTCAACAAGCATTTTTTTATAATAATAGACTAGGTTTCTTGACTGAAGATAATGTATCTATGAGTCAATCTGGTGAGTTTTATAATTTCTACCACATTACAGCTCAAACTGTCAGTGCAGCTGACCCTGTTGACCTTAGTTGTTCTAGTATTAGACCTGCTGTACTGCATGGTATTATACCTGTAGCATCTGGTTTAATTCTATTCTCTGAGAATCAACAGTTTATTATGTATTCTGCTGATGGTAATCTATCACCAACTACAGCTCTGATACGTGGACTCTCTAACTATGAGATGGACACTAAAATAGACCCTGTTGATGTGGGTACTACAGTAAACTTTATTAGTAAAACACCTGCTTATTCTAAAGTATTTGGCATGACCCCTAGAGGTGAAGGTCAAGTACCGTTAGTAAGAGATGTAGGTAAAGTTGTAGCTGAGTATATACCAGAGAGTATAGACAACCTAGTAGCTAGTCCTCAGAACTCTTTTATTGCAATGTTTGGGGCTGATTCTGAAAAAGTATATTTCTATCGTACCCATACAGATGGTGAGCAAGAAGTATTACAAGCTTGGTTTAACTGGCAACTAGCTGGTAAAGTGTTAGAGTTTGTTGTCGATTCAGATGTTATATATGCTATACTTAAAGTATCTAATGGATATCAATTAGTAAGTGGTAACTTAAGTGCTACACCTGAGGATGAAATTCTTGTCACTCAGAGTGGGATACAGTTGAATCCTTATATGGATATGTATTCAAAAGCTTCTTCAATATCACATCTTCCTATTGAATCTATAACAGTTGGTGCAGGTGGATCTGGATATAGTAGTCCTCCAACTGTAACTATAACAGCTTTGAACGGTGGTACAAATGCTACAGGTACAGCAGTTCTTAATTCTGGTGCTGTGGCTAGTGTTACTATTACCAATCCCGGTAAGGATTATTTACATGGTGCTACAGTCACATTTAGTGGAGGTGGAGGAGCTAATGCAGCGGCTACGGCTGAAGTATTTAATGGCTCTAGATGTTATCTTCCTTATGCTGATATAAGTTCATTAGAACCTATCATTGTAATTGCTGGTGGTGTTGGTGATACTGATTCAGGTTTTACACAAGCAGGTGATAGAGGTTCAGATGGTGTTGGTCCTTATTTTGCTATAAAAAATAAAGATTTCAGTTCTATTGCAACTAAAGTTATTGTAGGATTTAGATATAATTATGATGTAACCTTACCTAAAACTTACTATCAAATAGATAAAGGTATAGCTGATTATACAGCTGCTTTAACAATTGCACGTATGAAGTTCTCTGTTGGTCGATCTAGTACTATTGGATTTAAATTGAAATCTGATGGTTACAAAGGTAGTACACAGACATTTACAGGTGATGGTAGTAATACAATATTTTCACCTGATTTTACTGTACAAGATAGAGCTAATATAAAAGTTAAAAAGAACGGTGAGATTCAAACAACAGGTTTTACAATAGCTGATCATGCTACATTACCAGATAGAATTACAGTTACGTTTAACTCAGCTCCAGCTGCTGCTAGTACAGCTGCTAATGTTACAACAGCTGCAGATTCAATTGAAATTTATATAGATAACTGGTATGATATACAACCTGTACAAGAAGCAAATGAGTACTTAGCAGATGACGTTCCTATGACAGATCAAAACATATACACAGTACCTATACATCAACGTACAGATAACTTTTTATTAAGAGTCTTTAGTGACTCACCATTCCCAGTCTCTTTGACTTCAATGATGTGGGAAGGAAACTACTCACCACGATTTTATAGGAGGACTTAGGTATGGCTGATGCTAATCAAATACACCAAAATTTAAATAATGCTCAGTTAGATTGGGAAAATGATAATTATGGTTTTAATAAAGCCACTCAGTGGACTAATTACTACCATCAATTAGAACAGCAATATGTTAGTATTTTAAACGAAAAGGCTAAGATTAATTATAAGATGCAGTCCGACATGAAAGGTTGGATGGATCGTGAATCAATGCGTCAATATGGTCTTAAACAAGAGAGACGGGCATATGAAAAAAGTTTACAAATATACGGACAACAAGCAGGTTTTAATAGTATTGGAGCTGAGATAGCTTTAAATGATTCAGCACGTGCTTATCAAGATACTTTAACATCTTTAGGGTTTCAAGATAGAGATCTACTTTTAAAGTACCATGAAGGTGGTGAGACAGCTGCTTATGAAACTGAAGGTTTAACACAACGAATAAATCAAGCTGATGAAGTTGCTCAACTACAAGTTCGTGGAGCTAAATTAAATAAAGATATTGCACAAGCTGAAGCTGCATTAGATAAGTTAGGTCTTAGACAAGGTTTAGATGAAACCAGAGCTAAGGCTGCTTTTAAAATGCAAGACTTAAGAAAAGAATATCTTCAAAAAGAAGGAGCACAACGTAATTTAGGACAAGCAGGTCGTTCAGCTGGAAAGGCAATACAAGCTTTATTAGCGTCCCATGGGGCCACACAAGCTGCTATTGTAGATTCTATCAGTAGAGCTGATGCATCCGAAGCATTAAACTTTAGAAGGATTTCAGAAGGTTTAGAAAATACTGCTAACAAAACTAATTTACGTTATGCTGAAATTGCTAAGAACTTAAGTCATACTGTTGATCAAGCACAACATGCTCAAACAGGTATAGGTATGAAGTTCAGCCAGCTTGGACGTAGAACTGAGTTTGGTAGAGAACAGGTAGCAGCTTCTAGAGATAGTGCAGAACTACAATATGGAGCTGATCAGCAGAGAATACTTATGGATAAATTCCAAGCTGATCTTAGTGCATGGGGTAGTCTACAACTCAAACCTGAAGCAACACCTGTTGAAGGTCTTCCAATTATTCAACCAGAACAATACAGATCAACTATACCTACACCGGGTGATGCTCCATTACCACAGATGGGAGTAGATACAGTTGAAGGTAAGAGTGCATTACCGGGTCTTGTGAAAACTATCGGTGGAGCTGGTTTGATGCTTGCATCTGGAGGTGCTTTTGGAGCAGTAAGTACAGCAACTTCTGGGGCACTGTTTGGAACAGGCTTAGATATGACAACAAGCGGAGCAATGGAAACTTTATTTTAAACTTAACTAACAATTAATTATGAGCCAATTTCGTGGGTACGCCCAGAAAAGCAGCGTTCAATCAAACATAATAAAATTACCTGATACTTCTGAAAAGATTTTACAAGAAAGTAAAAGGTATTTACAACAATGGAGTAAGGTTTCTCAACAAGATCAGTCTAAACGTGAAACATATTTATCACAATTAGAATCTAATTTTAAAGCAGAGGAACAAGAAAGGCTTGCTAATAGAAAATTAAGACAGCATTACGCTGATGATTTTAAAGAAGCCTTAGACTATAAC